GGCAACAAGAAATACATGAACATGAAGCACTTGGAGGCGGCTCTGTACGACGCCTATATTGCCGGCTGACCTCATTCAGCCGGAGCCTGCAAACAATTTTGCGCATAAATCTTGACGGCACCTCGCTGGGACGGGTATATTCTCCATTTCATAATCTCCAACTCCGTTTGGGCATAAAAATAACACCTACCGATTTCCGATAGGTGTTATCCGATGATTTTGCCGCCCTCAAAGCCGTAGTCCACACCGGTGTAGGCTTCATAAGCCTGCCCGATCTTGCGGATACGCTTGAGCACGCCGCTGTGATTTTTGTAGCCTAGCTTTTCGGCAATCTCCTCCAGCGTGTCGCCGCTCATACGCAGTTCAAGGATCTGCATATCCTTTTCGCTGAGCGTAGCTTTGAACTGATCCACCAGCGCCTGTGCTACCACTGTTTCCTCCACATTCTGCGATGGGTCAGGCTCCTCGTATTCCTGTCCGCCGTGGGTGTCGGCATAGGCCTCTTGAAATTCCTCCAGTGAGATCATCGGGTGCTTGGTGCGGGTGTGGTACCATTGGCGGATGAAGTCCGTTTTCTGGTTGCTTTTCCGAAAGTCGAAGTCCTCGAAACAAGGATATTCCCGCGCCACTTGGATGATCTCGTCCATCCGGTGCTTTTTCATCACATTGGGCACGATGTAGCGCAGATAGATGTCGATCTGCCATTCCGGCACATACCCCAATTCCGAGTGGCAACCTTTGAATAATTCGCCGGCGGAGGCCAAGATGCCTTCGTCCGTCAGCTCTTGAATCCAGTAGTCCGGGCAGTGGGCAAACCGCCACGCCGGGTCGTAGCCGGAATAAATTTCCATATACTCGTCAAAGCCCATATACGGCCAAACCATAAAGGCGGTGGCGTCTATGATGAGCAGCCGGAACAGGTCGCTCTCCACGAATTCGCAGGCGGCCCGGTTGTGAAACAGCTCCTGCGGGTTCCGTGGAATTGCGTTCAGCTCCGCCCCACAGCGGGACAGGATGCTTTTCGGGATGAAGTAGTAGAACGGGATGTACTCTGCGTTGCGGAACGGCGTAGGCGGGCCGTCCTTTCTGGTCAGCATAATTGGCATTTTTATCGTCTCCTTTCCAGAGGGTCAGCGCCCTCTATTTTTTAACGGCATAAGCAAACGCCGATTGTTCCTGCTTTTCAAAAATAATTTTAGCATAGTTGCTGTCCGATAAAAATCCCTATAAGCGCAGAAAACGAAAAAAGCCCCGGTGAGCACAGAGAAAATCTGAAACTCATCGGGGCTACTCACATACCTAGTTTGTACCACTGGCTACTCTAGACAAATCATATCTTTAATGGTTTTGTCTTGGTTTTTAATACAATCTTTCCCTTGCCTGAAAATCCAGTTCCAGGAATCGCAGCAGCGATGCTCGCAATCTTCTCCGATCCTCCACCAATTAATAGGGATAGATGATGAGTCGCTCTAGAACAAGCTACATAGAAAACTTTTTTAATTGCCGAATCTGAAAAACAGATCTCATCGATATCTGTAATAATAATTACCTTGTTTTCTAACCCTTTGAATTTTCTAGCAGTTGTAATCAAAACTCCATTCTCATCAGGATCTCTTTTAAACTGAATATTATAAAATTTTTTCATGCCTGAGGTAATAGACTTATCTTCGGTTTTCATTGTTAGAACGGCAATTTCATCCGGCTTATACCCCTGCTGCATATAATAATTGATGATATCGACAAGTTTTTGCTTCGGATCTTTTTCTACAAACAAAATGGTGGGCTGCTCGCCGGATACATCATTCATTTTTTGCAGCACATCGTAGTCAATTACGCTGTAGGCTGTTTTGGCGATTTCAATGGTATTTCTGCAGTTTTTCGACAACAACAACCGACATTCGGATTGTGCAATCCAAGGGAGTATCTGGTGTTCTGCTTCTTTTACGGATATATGGCTGTCTGTTTTATCATAAATGACCACCTGATTCTTATCATAAAAAACGAAGCAGTGACCATCCTTCAGTTCACACAGTTCCTTAAAAAAGACGATTTCGTCATTTCCTAGATCTTGCGCTTCATCAATTACAACATCGTCATAGGGAAATGAATCAATATTAATGCTATTATAAGCTAGTATACGATTCTCTACACTGCCGGCCTCCATTTGCAAGAACTCCGCGACAAAGGTGTCAACATTATAGTAGTCAACATTTTCTTTTTGGTGTTCCGACTTTAAGTACCGAAATAAGAAGGAATTGTAACATAGGAATAGCACTTTTCTTCCCATTTTGCCAAAACGCTCCGCCGCCATTTGTGCAATCATTGTTTTTCCAGTGCCAGCAGCGCCCTGAATAGCCGCGTACCATTGTTCTCCTATGTAGTCAAGAAGAACAGCTTGCTCGGAGGTGAGTCGAATAAAGGCATTATCGATTTCAGTTTTTACGATACTGGGCGAAGGAATCAAATCAAAATCTGGAGCGATCAAGTTCTTAATCCATTCTACCTGCTGCTCAGACAGCATAGTTTTGCGTCGGGAACCATAACTGTCATAAATCGCCTTAAGACGGTGTTCCAAAGGCACACCGGACTGTGAAGAAAATGCATTGGAATCAAGGATGGCAAAGGAAACATCGTGATAGTTTGGTGGCAAATTTTGACTTTGATCAAAAATGCAGGAAGGGAACCAGATGAGCGGCTCAATACAAATACTGCCCTCATGCTTTAACGCTGTGTTCTCTATGATTTTTCGAAAATGCTGAATTCCGCGCTGTGCCTGACTCAATGGATCATTACCTTCGTCGAGAATTTTCACCTTTTTTGTTACCGTGTTTTGCTGATACATAAGACTATCTTTAAAGTAACAATGGCCTCCCTTTACCTCCAGCAACAAAATACCGTAGTCCTTATGGAAGATCAGGTAATCATTTTCATACCAGGTAAAGTTGCGGTTCAAATTCTTCCTTACCCACTGCACAGAATGAAAAATAATATAATCATTTGGCAGTTTTTTCAGCTCGTCATAGACAAGCTGTTCGGCTGTCGGAGCATTAACTTTTTCTCGTATGCACGGATACATATAGGCCATTATCCAATTGCCTCCTTCAGCTTTCCCGGTTCCATTGCAAACAGTTCAAAAGGATGCCATCCTTTTTTGGCGCAGATAGCGGCATCTTTTTCGCTGATTGTTTCAGAGAAAACAATGACATTTTTGTCTGCCCATGACATGACGATTTCCCCGTCCAGCAGGTCGTGTTTTACTGTGGTAGACAAATAATTTGGTAGAGGAATACCCAATTCCGCAAACTCATCAATAATTGACTGGATGTTTTCATCAAAAAGGAATGCAATTTTATCCCACGAATCCACATTGTTAATGTGATATGATTTTTCCTTGTCCACGAACTTGCTGAAATCCACTTTTTCCTCGGCAACGGATTCCACTTCGCGCAAAACATCATCACCAAGGAAATATCGTTCCACATAGTCCCACCGTGCTTCATCGTTTAACGGATCAGTAAAGAACTTTCTCAAAATCTTCACTTCGCGCTCATGCTTCTGCTTAGCTTTTGTGACATAGCTGTTGGAATACTTGATTTCGCCATAGACTATACGACGAATTTTTTCGGGATCATTCAAACGAATAAAGATTTCAGGTTGCTCACCACCCACTACTTCATAAGTCGCATAATCGAAAATGGAAAGCAGTTTCAATGCAGTTGCATCTATTCCCTCAGGAGATAGGGGCATAAACTTAGACAGTGAGGTGTTAAGGTTGCCGTCCAGATTTTTAATTAACTGGGATCTTGTTATTGAGCGATTAAGTATTTCCTTGAATGTTCCATTCGACAAAGTATACTGTGATGTGGCGCGATCATCATAAGCACGGTACTTTACGCATTTGCTCTCAGGATCTACTAAGTGAAAAATTGAATTCGATATGATTCTTGCCTTAGTGGCTCCATATTTCGGGCTAATCGCTTTTGCGAATTCTTCCAAAGTGAAATATGTTCGCTTAAATGTGGCATACAGAGTATCGGCGATATACTCAAAATCCTCTAAAATCTTGGCACGAATATCGCAAAGCAACAGTTCCCCTTTTGTTTCTACCGATACTTTTTGCCGCACACTAAATTCATCACAAATACTGGGCATAATCTCTACTTTGTCTTTTGAATTCGAGTTTTTATTAAAATACCAATACTTAAACTGCGGGAACGAGAGATTGGGATAGTGATCTTCCCATACAGCTTTTAGGTCCAAGAAAAAAACATCGCCAGTATCCGATACAGTTTCACTGCTATTAGATTGTTTTTCTCGCACTCTGCCTGGAGCAACAAAAGAAAAGTATTTTCCATATTGCGAGTCAAGAACGTGTTTTTCGCATTCCTTACGAATGACAACATAAGCTTTTGTAAAAATACCTTGTGGTCTGGAAACAAGAACCTTGAAATTATATTTATCGTACAGATCTTTTTCAAGCATCAGTAAGCACGTCTTTAACTTATTAATTTGCTTATCTTCATTGTCGTGCGCATTCTTTCCTGTGAAGATATATGTGAATGACTCCGGGGAAATCAAAAAACTACGGTTTTCCTTCTTATTTTTAAACGTGTTGTAAATTCCCGATAAAACAAGATTGATCTGATACTGCTTAATTTGCGACATGCCAAACAATCGCTGCATAAAACTAATGTCATTGTAGTAATAATCAGTAATTGCATAACCGATCATACCGGGTTTTCTTGCAACTCGTCCAATTTCTTGTACATAGTCACAGAGGTTTCCGGTAACAGCATAGTGATATACATTAACAATATTGTTGATATCAACGCCCATACCAAAAGCCTTTGTGGCCAACATAACAGGCTTTTCGCCGCTCCGGAACTCGTCAAACGCTTTTCGTTTCCTTTCGGCCAGCACTGCTGTGCTGACCTCCTCAAGATTTCGCCCTGTATAAAGAGCTACCTTATCACGATTAAAAGTTTTGCCGGCAAAACTTTTAACGCCGCGTAAAGCATCACCGGCGTAGGATGCGTAGGGAAAATAAGCAATTGTCTTGGTGTTCGACGCAATCCACTCGTTAATTCGTGCAATTAGATCGATAGCCTTTCTCTCCTCATATACGGGGTTTGCTAACTTGTTAGCTTCCCTTACCGAGATGTTAAATCGAATATTATCACGTTTAACATATCCTATATATTTAATTGGATTTTCCATATAAAGGCTAATAATCGTTTCGCTCACAGAGTCGTCAAGGCCGCCATTTACAGCAGTTGCCGTAAACGCGCAAATCGGGAAATGAGCTACTTTTTTGCCTTTATTCCATTTTGTTTGGATTTGATTGCGCAGTCGGTTAATGTAACCACCCAGATACCAATAGTCGGGTCTAAAACCGACGCCCCAGGTTGTGACGATATGCGCTTCATCGACAATAATTAATCCGATTTCGCGATCTCCAATCAATGTTTCCATAGAATATGACAGTAGTGTCTCTGGACTGAGATACAATAAATCCGTTTCGCCGTCCTTTACACGCTTGAGCACTTCTTCTTTCTCTGCCTGCGAAATAAGATCAGAGTTAAAGGCCTCTACACGATGAAATCCTCTGGCATTCAGTTGCTCTTTCTGATCCTGCATAAGTGCCTTAACCGGTTCAATAATGATAGTTAATTTCTTGTGCTTTTTTGCCAGATAAATCGCTGGAATTTGGAACATAACCGATTTGCCAGCGCCGGTTGAAGCGGTAATAAAAATATCTCTATAATTGTGCGGCTCTACATAGGCATTTTCTGCTTGTGCAATAATGTCGCTGATAATTTTTGCCTGACTGATCTCGATAACATCATTGTTGATGTCTGGATTTTTGTAAAACCGTAGCTTCCTAAAAGATTCAAAATTCGGAATTTTAATATCATTTTGTGCGATCTTGATGAGTTCCTCTTCCGGGACTACAGACTGTTCGGCAAGCATCGGTCTTTCACAAATTGAGATGCCATTATACTGACAATATGCCCGAAGTGAGGATAAATTGCGCTCTGAAAGTATTCCGTTTGTGATGCTGTAACTGATGCAGTGAGGCTGTGTGCGTTTGATTCGCATCAATTCCTTTAAAAAAAGAGGGATGTCGTTGGTGATATGGACATGAAGATCTACCACATCAATAGAATCCTGTGAAAATGCAGCCGGATAGTATGGGCTAACGGTTACCTTTAGCCCTTTTTCTAACTCATAATTATAAAAGCTAGCAAACAGCTCTCCATCAATGCTTTCAAGAGAATTGTATACAGAGAGAAAATTTTTGCACGCAATTGTTTGCTCTGCAGCCGTTTCGAGATCTAAATTATTCCGGATTTCTTCTAGCAGTTCTTCATTAAGATCAAATTCGATAGGATAGTATTCGGGGTACAGGTTGTTTATGTAAATAACAACTTCCAAGCCATAGTCTTTGACTGCCAGTTCAACACGATCTTTCAACAAAGCATATTCTTCGTATGTGATCCAAAACTCCTCATCATCCTCCATATTAAGAAGAGATCGATCCAACGCACGCCGGACCTTATTGTCAAAAAGTAATACATTCTTTTTGGATGCTATTTCAGAGTCAACTAATGGCAAAACGGTAAGAGCAGCCAAAAAATCAGTAGGAAATCCTTTGTAGACAAATAATTTCATGTGATTACTCCTCCTTCGTTATACAATGTGCGTTTAATATTCTTTTTTATCCGGGATATATGTCATAATATCGCCATAATCGCATCCTAGTACATCACAAATTTTTCCGAGAATTGTGAGTGTAACTGGTTCATCCCGGCGTAGTTTTGTCATGGTGTTAGGCGCAACATTTGCAGCCTTTCGCAGGTCAGCTTTACTCATCTTTTTATCAACTAAGAGTTTCCACAGCTTGTTATATGAAACGGCCATAAAACACCTCCGCATTGTGTATGGATATATTATATCAGAGAGAGTCCTTGTTTGCAATGTGTTCTCGCAAAATTGTGCGATTATCTACCAAAAGTGGGGAAAAACGGGGCTACAGTTTGTTTCACCGGTAATTCTAAGGCAATCCTTTATCAAGTGCAATCGTTGTTCTCAAGTGGGATTTTCGCACACAAACCATCGGTATACAGAAATAGCAGCATCCATTAGGTTCTATATAACTTGCTCTCGTGTTTAAGCAAGAAATGAACGGTAGGTATTTATTTGCGTTCCGGCGCTGCCGTTGGGAGTGTTGTGGCTCACGCTAAGTTTGACACCGGCAAAGTGATCGAGCTGAGCGGCGGATATGTGACCGTCAGCTTTGGGCAGGGCGAGAAGCGGTTTCTTTTCCCCAACGCCTTTGAATCCGGATTTTTGAAAGCACAATAAGTAAAAAGAGGCCCTCCGTATCATTTTCTCGATACGAAGGGCCTTGCCTTATGTATAGATTACTTGGTGATAGACAATTTCGGATGCACGGTTCCGGCAGAAATTCATTCGCCTGACCCATTCCATTTGGTTGCTGGCTTTCAGCGTTTCGGAGATGCCCTCCGCATTTGCCATTTGCTTTACCAGCCGAAGAAAAAGTTCTTCTGCCTGCCGGTCAATATCCGCAAGATATGCATTCAATTCACCGCTGGTCAGCAGGTTGGCGTACCGCACACGATGATGCTCCTTGAGATAGCGGAGGTGCTGCTGTCCCCATATTCCGATTGGCTCTTGTTCTTGCTCCGGCTCGTCCTCCCCGGCGATAAGGTAGTAGTCCCCGACAAGCTCATAGTGCAAGCCTGTCCTTTCGTCTGTGATGAATTTTTTCATTGTTCCGTCCTCCTAATGATTTTCTGCAATCATTGTAGCAGGAGAGCGGTCAGGAATCGAATGTGCAAATAAAAGAAAAACCCGGAGGATAAAAAATCCTCCGGGGATAAACATCAGTAGGAAATATCCTTGATAAAAATGAAAAATCCGAACGCATTCCCGATGGGGAATAAGTTCGGATTTTTCATATGTGGTGGACGATACAAGACTCGAACTTGTATAAAATCGCCCAAAACCATTGAAAACACTGGACTTTTATTTTTCGTTAGTAATCGTGTTAGTAAAATCAGCGTTTTCCACCAACTTTTCAAAGCGAGCATTTATCTTTTTGTCAGCCTCAAGACGACTCGCTGTGAAGGTGTGCGTGTACACCCGTTTCATGGTTGAGTCAGTCTTCCAACCGCCTCGCTCCTGCGCAATAACGGTCGGAATATCCTCCTCGGCCATCACCGAAGCGTTAACGTGTCTCAAGGCATGAAACCTCATCTTCGGCAAACCAGCATTAACGAGAAGCCGCTGAAAGCGCATGTAGACGGCATGGCTGCTGCGCGGCTCAATAACGTCGCCCTCGACCTTATCAATCAGTTTGCCGATGTATGGCGGAATGTCATAGACACGAGGACGTGTTTCTTCTTTGCCGCCATCACGGCGTTCGGCTTTGCCGTGAACATCGACAACAGTTTCGACGATATAGAGTTTGCTGCCGCGCACTGACTTTGACTTCGTAAGCCCCCGTATCTCGGATATCGTCAGCGAGAGCCACATAGCCAACAGGCAGTCAAGCTCGATATCAGTTCCCTTAACTGCGGGATAGATTTCTTCCGGTGTGAGAATAACAGGAAATCTCCGTTGTATCTCAGGCAGAGAAACATCTATCTCTGAGTTCTTCGCATACTTGCGTAGTACAGATGCCACAAGTCCATATGCATCAATCACGGTTTTGGCAGACACGGTTCCGCCTTTCCGTGATTTTTTTCTAAGCTCTTGTTCGATTGCCGCATCAACGTCGTCAGATGTGATGTCATATATTCGCATCGACATCAGGCTTTCAAAACGCTTATCGCGTATGTACTCGTACTGCTCAATCGACTTGTTGCGCAGCCTGCTGCGTTTGCTCTCGATGTAGCGTGTGATTGCATCAGAAAGCAGAAGTTTTTCTCGCTCCTCACGATGCAGGCAAGCAGCTTCATCAGCCAACCACTGCTTTCTTGCCGCAAGTGCAGCTGAACGACATTCCTCCGCAGTTGACCTTGTAATATTCAGGTTTTCTCTGCGAAGTTGAATGAACCAGCTCCCGGACGGCAAAAGCCTCGGCGTCGGAACGGTAACAGCTCTCTTGCGCTCACGTAACTGCTGCGCGCCGCACCAATTGCAGAAAATGGAGTTCGGCTCAATCTCCCGCCCACAACCACGGCATTTCATTTCGCGCCTCCCTTGGCCTCGCGTTCAAGACTTTCTATCGGCGCATCGGAGTAAAAATGGTCGTGTTCGATATGGATAAGCTCATGCCGGAGTTCCCGCGCAAGCCGCACATCGTCGAAAAGCGTGTTGAGGTAAATGTCGAATGTTCCGTCGTCGTTAACAACGGTCATTGCAGGATTAGCACGGTTTGCGAAGGGAATACGGTACACAAAGTAATCCGCCCCTTCAATCATCATGCCCGTACCCCCTCATTGCTTCAATGACGCGTATGTTAGCCTCAACCTGCTCACGAGTTGCGCCCTTGGCGGTAGACAGCAGTATACGGCACTCCGGCCTCATACGCAGCATGTCAAGCAACTCCAAAAGCTCCTCGTCGGCCTCGACCGGAGTCTGAACCTTGTCGGAAAGAAGCTCGTTCACAGATACGCCGAAGTATCTGCTGATTTGCTTCATAATGTCAGTGCTCGGCGCAGTGTTAGGGTACTTCTTCCACTTTGACGGCAAAGACCGAGAAATACCGGCTTCCTGTGCAGCTCTCGACGGAGTAACACCCCTCCGATTGCACAGGTCGAGAAACTTGTCGTAAAAAGACATCGTAAAATCCCCCAAACTTTTTCGCATTTCTTGTTCACGTTTTTCATAATATTGCCGATTGACATGATGAAAATCGTGAACTATAATTACGCCCGAATAGATGAATTTCGTGAACACGCTGGCGAACATGTTCACCACAGGCTACACACATGATAGCACACTTGTTCATGATTTTCAACTATTTTTTAAAGGAGGTGAAAATCATGCTCGATAAGTGGACAGGCGAGGTAGTCGGGACAATGCACATCTACGGCATCAGCTTCACAAAGCTGGCCAATCAGATGGGCATATCAAACCGGTATCTCAGTGAGCTGCTCAACAGCAAAAGAAAGCCTAAAGGCTGCGAATCGCGCGTCCGGGCAGCTCTTATGGAGCTGATTGGCGAGGGCGGTGAAGACTGTGCCGAGGCTGAGGTCGTCTGAACCGCCAAAAGACCCGATAAAGGCGCTCATACTTGAGCGCAAAAACGCAATGCGCCTCAGCGATGAGGAACTGTCAAAACGTCTTGGCATCTGCCGCCAGACATGCTCTCGGCTTATGAACACAAAGCACACTGACGACTGGAGCCTTGGCGAAATCAAGAAAATCTGCCGCAGCCTCAATATCCCCGTAGAGGAACTGAAGGATGCGGTCAGATATCGTTGAAAGGAGATGAAGTATGCGCGACCGTGACCTTGAGCACCCAGATATAAGCAACGCACTGAGAACCGGTTATCCAAGTGAGCAGCACCAGCTGGTCTGCGATAAATGCGGTGAGCCGATAGACTACGACTACTACGTCATGGACGACGGCTGGCTGCTGTGCCAAGACTGTATGCTCGATGAAGCCGTTGACTTTCTCAAGGGCGAGCTGGAAACAGCAGCAAAAATCTTAAACGCAGAAAGGAGAATTGCCTGATGAAGAAATACAGGCTGGAAACACTCGTAGACGGTCAGTGGCGTATGCACGGCCTCTACACGGGGAAATTCATTTCACAGATGGCGCAGGCCGTGTCAGACCTTCGCGCCAAAGGCTTCGAGATGTACAAAACCATGCGTCTCGTAGAGGTAGGCGACGATGGCAAATCTCGTATTCTTTGAGAAAAACCATCGGTACACGGTAGACGGGGAAGAGGTTCCAAGCGTGTCGGAGCTTACGCGCTTCATCGCCAGAGAGATTTACGGCGAGATACAGCAGACCGTTCTCGACACTGCCGCCGCTCGCGGCACGAAAGTACATAAGGCTGCCGAAGCGCTGGATAAATTCGGCTCGGTTGAAATCGACGACGACCTGTCGGGCTATATCAAGGCTTACGTCAGTTTCCTGCACGAGCATAAAGCCGTATGGGAGAAGATAGAGTGGCCGGTCAACAACGGCCTTCTCTACGCCGGTACTCTCGACAGATACGGAACCGTAGACGGCATTCGTGCCATTGTTGACCTGAAGTCAACCGCAAAAATCGACCGCGGGCATAAAACGCTATACACCGCAGCTCAGAACCTGTACAGGCTCGCAATAGAGCCTGACCACCATGTTGAAAAGCTGCTAATTCTTCAACTGGCAAAGGATGGCAACTATAAGCTCATTGAGCTTGAAGTGCAGAACGAGCTTGCTGAGGCGTGTATCACGCTTCATCAGGCTCTGAAGAAGAAAAAACGTACAAGAAAGGACGAAAAAAATGATTAAGACCAAACACGGTAACAGCACTATTCTCGGCTCCGCAGAGGAACTCTGCGCAGATTATTCCTGCATCACCAAAGCGCTCAACAGCGCCTTCTCCCGCAGCCTCGGCGCAGACGTTTCAAAGGAGCTGCTCGAAACCGCTCATAAGGACGGCTTCAAATCCGACGATAAAATCGTGTCGGAAATTACAGCAGAACTTGACAAACTCGGCGATAAGCATGAGGAAATCGACAAGATAGTCGCCGAAATCAAGAAGCTGCTTCTGGAGGGCGAATAATGGACGACACAAGAACCGAGAATACCGAGCTTCAGGTAGCCTCAACCGAGGCAGTCGCAGCGGCGGCATACGAAGACGGGCAGACGATTTGGAATAACCCTGCCCTGTATCAGACGGCGGTGAAGATGGCGAAGATACTCGCTTCTTCCGAGCTTGTTCCCGAAGGAAGCTATCGTGGTAAGCCTGCGAACTGCCTGATTGCCCTCGACATGGCGAACCGCATGAACATGTCCCCCCTCAACATCATGCAGAACCTTTACGTCGTCAAAGGCCGCCCTTCGTGGTCAGGTCAGTATTGCATATCCGCGATAAACGGATGCGGTCGCTTCAGCCCGCTGGAGTTTGTGCAGCTCGTCAATGAGGACGGCAGTACACGCGGCTATTACGCGCAGGCAACAATGCTCTCCTCCGGCAAGCTCTGCACCGGCGCGCCTGTCACTTGGGACATGGTCAAAGCCGAGGGCTGGTACGACAAGTCCGGCTCCAAGTGGAAGACGATGCCCGACCAGATGTTCCGATACCGTGCGGCTGCGTTCTTCGCACGTACATTCTGCCCCGACGTTCTCATGGGCTTGCAGACGGTAGAGGAGACACGCGATGTACGCGGCTACGACGATGAGCCTAAGAAAACCACCGTCATAAAACTCGACTGAAAGGAGACTCATGGTACGCATAGAACAGGGCGGTGAATACACCGCAAAACGCTTTCGTTCCGGCACGGGAGATAAGGGAGACTGGGAGCTTGCCGTCGTCAAAGCCGAGGGAAAAGCCCGTCAGGAGCTTGTAATCTTCCCGACAAACATACCGTCCGGCATAACAGAGGGCGGAACATTTCGAGTGGATAATATCCGCTCCGTTGAAATCCGCGTCCAGAAAAACCCCGACGGCACATGGGGAGCTGAGAAGACCCGCGTGGAGGCGGAGGTCACAGCCATCGTATATGACGACCTTGACGACCTTTACTCCGGCGACTTCGACCTCTGATTATGGCGACGCGCAGAATGTTTTCGCTTGAAGTCGTAGACACGGACAGATTTCTCGACATGCCCGCTTCGACTCAGGCATTGTACTTCCACCTTGGCATGAGGGCGGACGACGACGGTTTCGTCGCCGCCCCCAGAAAAATAATCGCCATGTGCAACTGCTCGGCGGACGACCTCCGCATCCTCATTTCCAAGAACTACGTCATTCCGTTCAAGAGCGGTGTGTGCGTAGTTACAGACTGGCTCAAGAATAACCACTTGGCCAGCAACAGAAAAACCCCTACGGAGCACCAGCGAGAGCTAAGGACGCTCGTAGTCGCGCAAAACGCATACGTCGTCAAAAACAGCGAAATATGCAAAAGTGGGAAAAACTGGTTCGAAAATGAGGGGGGAGGGGGGGAGTCTACCCTCTATGTTGAGAGTGAGGGTAAATCTTTAAGCAATAAGCAGGTGTATGAGACAGGAGACTGCTCCCCTGACGCCCCTCTCAACTCCTCCCCCAACCTCTCCTCTATATACCCCCCTATAATCCCCCCTCTTTCCTCCTCTCCTGCCCCCTCCTCTTCTCTCCCCTCTACCCCCTCTCCAAAGGAGACGGTGCTGTCGGTTTTAAGCTCCTTCAACTTCGGCGAGGAGCTGGAGGAAACGGTGCGCGACTGGCTGGAGTACAAACGTGAGAAGCGGCAAAACTACAAAGCCGTCGGGCTTAAAACTCTACTCGGCCAGATAAAGCGCTACGCCGAGCGCTACGGTGACGACGCCATGATAGAGCTTATCCGCGACAGCATGGCAAGCAATTATCAGGGCATAACGTTCGACAGACTCAAAAGAGCGCCGGTACGCTCCGGTGACAGACTAAGCTGGATAGATGAGGTGAAACTGGATTGACCCACGATGAATTTAAGCTGCTTGCCAAAGGGATGAAAGCAGCATACCCTTCGCAAAACTTTCTTCCTGACGATTACTCAATGCGCCTGTGGTACACGCTCCTCAAGGACGTGGACTACTCGCTCGCCTCGACAGCTGCGTATAAGCACATGTGCTCATCACGCTTCCCTCCGACTATTGCCGACCTGCGCGAGCAGTGCAGTCAGGTCACTCAGCCAAAGCCGAAAAGCTGGCTTGACGGTTGGGGCTTGGTGCAGAAGCTAATCGGCAAGTACGGATTCTACCGCCAGCGTGAGGCTCTGACCGAGCTTGACGAGTTTGACCCGCTTGCTGCGTCAGTCGTTGAACGTCTCGGCTGGCGAAGCCTCTGTATGTCAGAGTCGCCAACGGTAGACCGCGCGAACTTCCGTCAGTGCTATGAAACGGCTCAGAACCGCGAACATGAAAACGATAAGCTCCCGCCGGCTGTCAGCAACAGGCTTCAGGAGCTTACACAAGGCTTTATAAAAAAATCCATGATGATAGGAGACACACATGAATAACAAGACATACGATGTCGTCCTCGACGACGGAGCAATCATGCCAGCCCGCGCTCACGATGCCGACGCAGGCTACGATTTGTTCTCACCGCGCACCGGCGTTGTCCCGGCTCATAACGCCGCCGTATTCGATACAGGCGTACATATCGCAATCCCTGAAGGCTATTGCGGCCTCATTTGCGCCAAGAGCGGTTTGAACATCAAGGGAGGGATTCTATCCACCGGCTTGATTGACAGTGCTTACACAGGCTCTGTGCGCGTTAAACTGTACAATCTCTCGGACGCTCCGTACTTCGTTCGCGCCGGAGACAAAATTTCGCAGATAGTCTTCCTCCCAATAGACTCCCCTACCCTGAAACTCGTCAGAGAACTCAAGCCGACGGAGCGTGGTGACAACGGCTTCGGCTCCACAGGGCGATGAGAAAGGATAACCCATGCGTGAGAGAGTGTCCGCACCGCTCCGGTGAGTGTCACTCCTCATGCCCGGATTACAAGACCTATCGTGAAACGATAGACCACGAAAATAAGCTGCGCCGTGACGACCAGCTCAAAGATGAGATGTCAATCATTCGGACGTACCGCGCAAAGAAACGGCTTCGCCGCGAGAGAAAGAAGAAGTGTGACCAGTGATGTCAGGAAAGAAACCCGTCAAGAAGAACCGCAAGAGCGCAGCGTCGTATGCTCAGGAGCTTGAGCGCCGCAAAGAGCTTTGGACGATAAAAGTCCTCGCTTATACTCAGCAGGAGATGCTCGACGCAGCCGCCCTCACACTCAACGAGGAATTCGGCTTTGGCGAAGACAGACTCAAGCGCTTCCATGAAGCCTTCGAACGCAAGTACGCCGAGCTGCGCGACCTCGAACACGACGACCTTCCGGATTATGAGTACGCCACGGCAGTTCAGGAGGAAGCGCTTCGCCGGGCGTGGGGCAAGTATTATACGCCACGCGATGAACGATATCAGCTTCACATAGTAAACGAGAAGGGCGAGGAGCTTATGCTTTAAGCCCTTCACAAACGAGAAAAGGAGAAAACATGTCAGATTATGTCCGCTACCGGGACTCGAAGGGGCTGACAAACAGCCAGATGGTCAAGGCCGTCAGCACATCCTACCCCGGCTACACGAAGATACAGCATACAATGGTCAACAATCCAGATAAATACGGCGTGTGCCTTTTGCCGGAGGCCGAGCGGCTCATCGTTGAGGCATACGGCGAGGGTGAGGGCATCAAGCTTCCCGGCGCTAAGAGCCGTGACTGCAAGCGCAAAAAGAGAAATCGTCTCGTCGTGCGCCTGAACGATGAGATGTATAACCGCGTCCGCGACCTTATGCTCAGGCTGCATTACGACACAGTTCAGAGTTTTTTGGAAGCCGCACTCAGCTCCATGGTGGAGCAGGAGCTTGCGGCAAAGGAGGAATGATATGTTACAAGTAGCAAAAGACAAAGAAACAGGTCTTTACATCACGGAAGACGGCGAAGTTCTGAAGCCGGTTGGACAATGGTCAGATAAGAACGGCTACAAGTACGTGACAATAAACCACAAAAATTACCCCGTTCACCGTCTCGTAGCAATTAACTATGTTAGCGGTAAGAGCGATGAGAAAAATGTAGTAATGCACAAAGATGACAATCCGGGGAACAATGAGAAAAGCAACTTGGAGTGGGGAACGTATTCGCGGAACAATTATGATGCTTATGCGCATGGGCTGAAAACGCGAAACGTTAACATCCGTTGCGTTGAAACCGGAGAGGTGTTTTATTCAGCGCGCGACGCTGCGAGAAGGATGTTCGATATTCCCAAGAGGGGCGACCACATTCTGCAAGTAATAAGAGCTGATAGGTCAAAGGCTTACGGTTTTCATTGGGAGGTGATGCCCCGATGATATTCATCGGAATATAGACCCCGGCAAGAAAGGCGGCCTCGCCGTCATAGATACCGACGGCGGCGCAGAGCCGCTTGCGGTTTCGTTCAGTGAGAGCAATTACCTCTCAGTCTTGTGGGACACAGACCCGCGCAAAAGCATCGTCGCCCTTGAGAAGGTTGCCGCGATGCCCGGACAGGGCGTAACGAGCATGTTTAACTTCGGCGCGAACTTCGGGTGGATACAGGGCATACTTGAGGCTCTTCGTTTCCCATACGAGCTTGTAGCGCCGCAGAAGTGGAAGAAGGAATTCAGCCTCACATCGGACAAAAAAGCAAGCATCAGAACAGCGCAGCGGCTTTTCCCCGGCGTGTCGCTGCTCGCTGATAAGCATTGTAGAGTAGAGTCTGACGGCATGGCGGAAGCGCTGCTCCTCGCAGAGTACGCCAGACGCAAGTTGAGCGGAGAGGAGGCGTAACATGGTATATCTTGTAGTGGCTCTTTTCATTATGGTGGCAGTCGAGGCATACATAATAGGCTGCCAGAGCTTCAGGCTCGACCAACTATCGGACAAGTACCTTGAAGCTATACAGGAGCTTGAGCCGATAGATGCCGTTTGGAGGCCGTACAATGAGTAAGTTCATAGACTTGACCGGCCAGCGCTATGGGCGTCTGACCGTTATAAAAAGAGCAGGGACATATACCACTGCTGACGGCTTCGGCAAAGCTGCGACGTGGCTGTGCCGTTGCGACTGCGGCTCCGAGGTCGTTGTTCTCTCACGCAATCTCCGTAGCGGAAATACACAGTCCTGCGGCTGCTACTGCTCCGAACGCACGAAGCAGCGCTGGGCAAAATACAGAGCTGAGAAAGGAAACAGAATATGATAATCACAAAAAAGCGGTATAACGAAGCAATCAAAGAAGCAGTTGAGAAAACCAGAGTAGAAGAGAGGGCACAGTTTGACAAGATGATGTGCGACCGTGACGAGGAGCGTTGGCGCAACGAACGTATAGAGAACATCGAACGGCGCATGAGCAGCGCTTTCGGTGACATTGACCGCAGACTTACGGAATTGGAGAAGAGCCGGAACGTTGGCATGCCGGTATGCACGAATTATTGAGGTGGCTAAATGGCTGAATACATAGAACGAGAAGCGGCACTGCGGACGGCGCATATAATGCGCCCGGAAGATAAATGTCTGGAAACCGAGTTAATGAAGATCCCCGCCGCTGACGTTGCCCCGGTGGTACGGTGCAAGGATTGCCTTTATTGGAACAGCGCGATAGGGTTCTGCCATCAGAATTCGCAATATTATAACGGCGGCGAAAGCTGGGATATATACCAGCCCGACGACTTTTGCAGCCGCGGAGAAAGGCGGGGTTGACATCTGCTCGAAGTGATTTCTTGGGTAATAATCCCCGCAATTGCTATAATTATCCTCGCTGCCAGGCACTACCTAAAGCCAGATGAAGATAACGACAGCTGTCAACCCACAATGGCGTTTTCTCGCTTTCGCAAATTCTATGATTTAGCGCCGGAAAGGTCTGAGTTTTTCTGCCGCGGCTTTATATATAACACCCGTTCTGGACACATAACATTCTATTTCCCGACGCTGGCAGACACTCGCAGATATCAACATTGGCGAGAATGCACCGAAGCAAATATTCGCGAGCGTGAAAAGGACAAGCGCGACGCCATTGCTTTGCAAGTGTTCTGCGAGGACATGGAACAAGTAATTCGCGCGAAGCGGGAAGAAGCTATCGCAAATGCGGAAGCCGAGCAAAACAAGATAATGCAACGGCTTGAAGAAGAAAGGAGAAACACATGATACATTATACATTAGGACAAGTTTTACGATGATTGCCCGTTGCCGGACGTGGATCCGGCGCATAAAAAAGAAAAGGAGATATGAAAAATGGCTGAAAGCAAAAATCTTATGGGCTTAAACCTTAGCGTGAACAATGACCTTGTAGCGGAAGCTGCGCGAGAAGCGATTGTCGCAAGCATCGCCGCCAGCATGAGTAACAAGGAGCAGATTGTCAAGGAATTTGTCAAATCCATGCTGTCGGAAAGAGTGCTTGCCGAGAACGGCGAAAAGCCGCGTGGCTATTCCAGCGAACGCACCTGCTCTCGGATGGAATATTGTGTCCGCAAAGCGCTGGAGGAGATTGCGCGAGAAGAGGTCGCTAACATGGTCGAGGAACAGAAACCCGCTCTGCGCGACCTTGTGCGCAAGGAGTTCCAGAAAAAGAATGTGCAGGGGCAGTTCGTTGAGATGTTCATGGACTCGCTTGCCGACAATATGACAAACCGCTATACTTCAAAAATTTCCGTCGAGTTTGCCAAGAAAACGGAATATTGCTGAGGGTGACACATGATACCTACATGCCTATGTGAGCTGCCGCTGTTCCCTAACGAGCGCACAAAGCAGGGCTGCCGCGAGGACGTATGCCCGCGGTGCGGTTGGAACGCAGAAGAGCATAAACGGCGGCTCGATAAGCTGCAAGACGGTAAAGGTCTTGTAAAATGTCAGGATGGCCTGAAAAGGTTGGAAATACCTGACAGACATATTTTGTTTGACTGAGGCAATAAGTAAAATTAAAAGGGGCTGTCTCAAAAAGAGATAGCCCCTTTTAATATTCAGGCAACTGAATGTACATTGGTACGCAGTTTGAATTTGAACCGTCACGCGGCACTTGGTACAAGTCTTCAATGCGGCCAAACCCAAGTCTTTCGTAAAACCCTACTGCTTTAGGGTCTGCGCATAAGACAACATATTTTATGCCGAGGTGTTCTTGCCTCAGCATGTCGGCAGTAAGAAGCGCAAATTCGACCATCTTTGTGCCAACCTGTTTGCGCTCATATTCTTTTGCAACAGCAAGCTCCGCTATCTCCAGCGACGGGTGAACTATATGCTCCCCTGATTGTCCCTCATTTATAAGTGAGGTGGCGCGTAAAGCAATATAACCGGCAAGTTTATGCTGGCTTTCGTCGATAAATATATGCGTAAGAGCTTGTCCAGCTTTGTTGTCGGAAATAGCAGAGAACTTTATGTACTGCATGTAATGGTCAGGATTATCGCAAGAAGCAGGGCTGACATTAAAATTAAATGCCAGCCCATAGAAATCATTACTCATTACATGAACATCTAATTCCAGACGGTTCATTTCTTTTTGTCAGCAAGGTACTTGCCCGCGGCCTTTTTGATTTCTTCCATGCGTTCCTTGCTGATAACCTGTGGCTTTTTGCCTTCACGCTGCTGTCCATAATTGTAGACATAGTTCTGAGAAGAAGCAGACACTGTACCATCTCCTTTCGGTATTCTGTGCTCAAGTACCTCTCATTAGGCAGCAATATCGCAACCTACACATATCTTATACACTACATGCGGAAAAAATGCAAGTGGTTCAGGTGAATAAATTGAACTTTTTTAACATTAAGCCGGAGCTTTTAGCTCCGGCTTTTTTTATTTGATTACGCCGTACTTCTTGCTCGAACTCAGCCACTGGTCGTAGCTATACCCGATAGCACGGTACTTGTCGGCTTCCTTCCTCGCGGCATCTGTCGCAATGGTGTAGAAAGCTGCCCACTTCTGCTTATCGTTAAGATAGCCGGCGTCCATAATGGCGGCGTACTTCTGGTTGTTCGTCACGCCGCTTTTGCCTGCCAGAACCGGCAAAGCTCGCATGTCGTCGCGCAGCTTGTTCGCCTTACCGTCAGGTATACCGGCATCAACGAGCTTGTCGTAGCTGTCAGTGTCTATCGGCATATGCTGCCAGAGCTTCAGATTGTTGCTCAGCCACGCGGCCTGCTCCTTCTTCAGCCCAAGGGCGCCTATCTCTGTCTTCAAGTCTTCGGCGCGTACAGTACCGGAGCCTGAAGCCTCATCGTACTTCTTGTAAAGCTTGTAGGCGGCGTCGTACTCCTTGCTGCTTATGCCCTGATACAGTGCCTGATACATATCATCAATCCGCGACATGCCACTCTTGCCAAGCAGTTCCTTCTGCTGCGCATCGAGTGTTCCGTAGCTTTCTCTCAGCCACTTGTCCATCGCCGCATAGTCGGTGATGTTGCCGTCGCTGTCATACAAGGCTTTTGCCTGTTCTCTGGCGGTAAGGTACTGCACCATTTTACGTTCGGGCAAGTCATACCAGCTCTGCCTGTAAAGCTCTCTGTCGTCGCCGCGCTCATCGATGATTGCCTGCTTTGCCTTGTAATCCGAGTAGCCACGCATTGCTTTGAAAACGCTCTTGAGCTGCCGCTCATTAAGGCTCGCAAATCCCGGTAGCCCTGCATAGTCGGCTGAAAAACGTTCTTCGGACTCGTCGAATATGCGCTTATACTCATGCCGCTCACTCGCAGTCAGCTCAACCTTCTCCTCGTCTACGCTGAAGTCGGATATATTGCCGCCAGCCTCATTATGCAGCCACTTCAGCACGTCGTCATAGCTGCCGTCGTTGTTGTGCGTAAAATCGAGCGACCACATGACAACTGAGTTCAGCATGGCGTAGACATTATTTGCCGGAATACCGAAGGCCGTACTTACAGCTCCAACAACCCTCTTCCCGTTGTAAACGGAGGGGTTTTCGCTGAAAGTCGTGAGTGACTCCAGCGCATCATTGACGGAGTCAAGACCGCCAAGCGAGAACCCGTAATACTTCTCGTCGCCGCGTGTGACAGCTGAGAGGATAGCGGACGAAATCTCATCGCCAAACCACACCATACCGGCAAGCGACTTTGCTGAGTCGAAACCCACGTTGCGCAGAATCAGCTTGGGGTCGAGATTGCCGTCGTCGTCCTCATAGTCGCGGCGCTTATGCATCAGCAAACGCGCAACAGCCGTCATAAGGCCAAGGCTCACAGAGCTTGCCACAGAACCGACCACACTCGCTCTGAGCGTACTCGCTGCGGCAGCTTTTGCCTCTTTGTTCGTCGCGTTCCTGTACTCGTTTATAGCCTTTACGGTACGGCTGAAATCCTGCGTCTGCTGAGTGCGGAACATCGAGAGGCTTTTCAGCAGCTCGCTGTCGCTTCTCTGCATTTCAGCGCTTACGGTAGGAGCGAATATGCTCTGTGTCCGCAGCGCAACGAGGTTGAACTTGTCGTCAACAAGCTTCCGGTACTCGTCGGACTTTACGTCGATTTTCGGGTTCTCCTGCCGTACCGCTCTCTCGCAGGCCGTGTAGATGTTGTCAAGCACCTTGTAATCCATGCGGGATATGCCCTCGGCGAGCCAGTTGACAACCTTGTTCTTTGAGCGCAGCCTGCCAATGGCAGTTTCATTGTTCTTCATAATGTCGGCATACGTCGGGTCTATGCTGCCCCTGCGCCTGCTGCGCATCACGGGGTTCTGCATACTGTGCCCCTTTGCAGGAGTAAGTATCTTAAAGCGATAAGACAACAGCAGATTGCCCATGCCAACCACATCAGCAGCCGACCAGTAAGATGCGAGCTGCTTGAGCGGAACGGTTGGGCTGAGGCCGAGTGCGCCCTGATACAAATTCATTCTGAGCTGTTTCAGAAATTTTGAACCGGCGCTTTGCTCGTTGCTCTTGCTTGCCCTGCCGAGGCCGTCAACATACTTGTCCATCCACTGACTGCCGTTTTCGCCAAAATACTGGCTCATAACGTCAGCGGCGCTGGGAGAATAGGCAGTGCTGCGGTTGAGCGCAGCCAGCCTTTCGCTGAAGCCGGAGTATGCTATGTAGTTCGAGGCGTTCCGCATATACCAGTCTGCCACCTGAGTGGCAGGCTCTATAAGCAGATACCCGCTATTGGCGTTGCCTCTGCTCTGCATTATACGCAGGCTGTCATAGCCGAGATTTGCATCGTCCGCGATGTTCTGCGCGCGGGCTTTACCGTCAGCTGAGGCATAGCGCAGCGGCATGTACTTGCCTTTTGCATACATGCCCTTGTCCCCGCCGTAAACCTCACTGTGCGTTTCGCGCAGAGGCTTCGCGTAGTAGTCGAGCATGTCGGTAAACGCTTTCATGTACGCTCTGCCAGCCGGAGTAAGCTGGCTCTCAATAGCATCTACCAGTGAGTATATCTTGAAGCCGTCGTCAAAGCGTATGGCTCTATCACCGACATACAGGCCGGAGAGCTTATCCGCCCTTGCCTCGCCTCCGCTGGAATTGATGGTTTCTATGTCCTTCAGCAGCGTTATGGCTTCCAGCTCGCTTATCTTATAGGCTTTCTTGCCGATAATGAAGTGTACGCCGGTTTCGCCCTTCACGAACTTGTCGAAATCCTTTGCCTCATCAACGCCTACGAAGCAGTCCTCGCCCTTGGCATATTCCTCAGTCTGCCGCACAAAGGCTTTTTCGGCCTCGTCAGCAAGCTGATAGCCTATGCCGCCCTCGTTCTTCCAGCCGTCGATAGAGCGGAAAACATTCGGCGCGCTCTGCTGTATACGCATGAACCAGTCGCGGAGTCTGTCTGCTGTGAGCTGCTCCCTACCGTTTACGACCTTGGTCTTTATTGGCTTCAGGTTCTCACTCGCCGCTCTGCTGAACTCGGCCTTGTCAGTCTGCGCCTGCGCTCCTCGTTCAAAGCTCTTAGCTGTCATGGCCATCGCTTTCGACGCATCCCAGCGAAAACGATTAACGGAATACGGGGTGCTTTCCGCGTCCGCTTCCTTCAGGCTGTCCCACGCTCTGGAAATAGCCTTCGCAGTCGCTTCATTGTAGAAGTCAGCCATGAACCTGTCGTCCTTGAGCAACTCGTATGCTTCGTACAGCTCTCCTACATTGCGTATTCCGTGAGCCACATCATCAACCAGCCCTTTGAACTGCCTGACTCGGTCACGGGCTACCTCGGTAAAGTCCTTGCCATATAGCGCTTCAAAATCCTCAGTGTCGTATATGGTCTGTCTGCTGGCAAGCTCCTTTGCACTTGCCTGAACAGAATCGAGCTGATTGCCATATGTCTGCTGCGCATATCTCACGGCCTCTGAAGGATAGCTGAGTCTTACGCCGTTTGCATCGCGGTTTTCGGAAAGGCCGGCTTTCCAACGCACATTAAGCTCGGTGTCAGACCTTGCCGGCTCTGCGCTTTTTGCGGGGGCTTCCTCTTCACTCTCACCAAACGTGAACGGCATATCCTCATAGTCGTCACCGGCATTGCGGTTCTCCGCTTCTGGTTCGGTGCTAACCTCTGAGCCGAAAGCGTCTTTCGGAAAAGCTCCGCGCTCTATAAAGTCATTGCGGACAATCTGCGTCAGCTTACTTATATCTGTACCTTCAGGAAAGGCTCTTGAAACTTCGGCATTGAGGTCGCTGATAAGCTCCTCAGAAACCATATTTAGAACCTTGAAGTATTCTGGGCTGCCTTTCTCAAGTTTGTCGAAGTCAACTCCCGTAACTTGCCGAGCGTAGTAGTCTTTGTGATAGCCGTAGCTACGTATAGCCTCCACCAACTCCCGGTGAGATAACCCGCTATCTTTGAAAATTTTTCTCAGGTAGTTCCATGCGTTATCTCTAACCTCGCTCGGTATCTGTATATGCGTGGCTTCGTGCGTGGCAATCTGCTTGAGGCTGTGAACTCCGTCGCCCTTCGCGCTGAGAATAATGCCAATATCCGGGCGGTTTTTCTTGGTAAGCGCTGGCCTGCCGTCCATATCTTCCAGAACAGTGACATAGGAAGCTCCCCACGGATTGCCTGACGTAAGCTTTTTGATGAGGTCAACGGCTTCCTTTACTTCACCTGTTTGGTTGCTTTCCTCTATCACCTTATACCCGGCTTTTGTAAGCTCGTTTCTTAAACCCAGTCCTCCTCCATCTCTGGATGCTCTTCTAACCACTTCTTGTACTGTTTCCAAAGCTTTTCCTCTTCCTCTGGGTTCTCGCCCAGCCAGTTCAGATACTCCACCAGCTCCTCCTCGGCCTTCTCGTGCTCTGGACTCGGTTTCCAATCTTTCGGAGCTACTATCATCTTCTTCCCTCCATTTTATGATATTCTGCTCAGACTCTGCCGAGCCATTGAGCTTTTTATATTTTGCTTGAGCTGCCGCTCTTTCCTCTGGCGTCTTTGCCGCAATAATTTCTCTTAGCAACTTGTTCTCTGCGGCCATACGCTCCATACGTTCAGTTGCGTTCTCGGTAACGGCTGCTCGCGCAGCTTCTCGCTTCTCAATAGAGTCAGCACGCTCTTTCCCCATAAGCTTAGCGTATCGCCTCTCGGCAGCAGTTACAGGAGGTGCTTCTGCGTCAGACCGGAAAGTTCCTCTGGAAATACTTCGTGTACCGTACACATCAACCTTGTTGCCTGAAATGTCGGTTCTCCGCGACTTAGTATCCCAATCTTCATCGACGTTGTCTTTATATGCCTCATCATCGCGCCGATAGTCGTCTTGCCGAGTTTCCTGATGGGTTTCCCATGTTTTGCCAAGGTTCCTATCGCGGAACTGAGCTTTACTAATAAGCTCATTGGCTTTTTTGTGCTCTGCAAACTCAATGCGGCTGAGTCTTCTCACATATTCAGATATGTACGCACCTTTGTCACTTAGCCAAGAGTCGGGGTCAGGCTCAGACTCGTTCGGATGCTCTGCATACCAGCGCTTGAGTTCAAGGTCATAGGCTTTTTCGGCCTTTTTTCTTGCGGCATCATAATCGAACTTGAATCTGGTATCATCATACTCCGAATTTTCTGCTGTGGCAACAGGTTTTCTCTTGTCCTGATACCTCGCCTCTTTACGTGCCGTAACACGTCTTTCCGCAATGTCAAGAGCGTCTTCGTCATATGCAGGTTTGAAAACCTCTATGCCTTTTTCACGTGCTTCCGCTTCTCTCATAGCGCTGGCAGCTTCTCTGTTCACTTTCGCCTCAAAGCTGGTAGGAGCTTCGCCCTCGACTACTTTCCGGTACTCCTCGATTATATCGTTGCTAGTCTGTTCATCGTAACCTTTCAAGGCTTTATTAAGTGCGGCTAATTCGTCGTCAGCGGCATTTTCGCTCTTGGATTCGGCTGGCTTATTTGCAGCTTCTTCAGCTGCGTTCCTCTCCGCACGATAGTTGTTATACGCCTCTATCTGCTTGGGTGAAAGCAGCTTCATCGCACTTTCTGTGGAACCTCCCGCTCTTGTCACGGCTCCAATCGTCTCAAGAGCCGCGTTTAACGCGCCAGAATCGGCTGTGCGCACGTTTTCGGTCTTGGGTGCGGCAGGGATATCCCTCTGCACTTTCTGCGTATCCTGCGCCGTCTGAACGGGTGCAGAGTTCTGTGCGTTCGCTCTGGCGTTTGCACGGTTGCTTATCAGGTTCGTGGTCGCGCCGAGCGAGCCGACCAGCGAACCAAGGAAAGCGTCGTAGAGAATGTCGTCTTTCTGCGAAAGGATGTCCTCGATGGTGGTCATACTGCCGTCGTCCCAGCCGACCATGTGGTCAACCGTGGTGTTGAGTATATCGGCAAGAGCTTCTTCGCCGCCTTCGCCGACAGTATCGAGCACCCAGCGCAGTACGCCGCTTCGCTCCAGCCGGTTCATCACATTGCCGAACTTCTTCCGGACGGCATTAAGCGCCTCCGATGTGAGCGACTTGCCATATGCTCCTTCAAATGCACCACCTATTTTCTCGGTAACAACCTCTATTGTAGCAGCCTTCAAGCCTTTCAGCGATGCAGTCTCTACGTCGTCTCCCCGAAGTCTGGCATCCTGTGCAGTGCTGCCGTAAACGCGGGCGAACATATTTGCAAGGCCGGGAACACCCAACGCTGCGGCTCCGAGCCGGTCAACACCGATATCAAGCAGCGTACTGCCTGCGTCCATTGCGATTGACTTAGCTCCTCTAACGCCGTACTTGGCTTTTGCCAACTGCCCCTCGGAGCGCTCAAGCATAGTATCGGCGGCTTTATATGCGTTATCGCTGAAGCCTCTGAAGGAGTCGGATATGTTTTTATTGGCCTGCGGAACATTCTGACGAAGCGCGTCGGCTGATTTAGGGTCAAACCGCCCTATGAAATCTGCGAATTTCTCGTTCTCGGCTTCATAGTCGCGCCCCTGTATCGGCTTATCTTCACGATTTATAAGCTCGGCCATATTGCCGACCGCGTTCGTGTAGCTCGCGCCGGTACGATTGAGCCAGCTCTTCAGCCAGTTCGTCCTGCGGCTCAGTCCGTCATAGCTTCTGGCATCTCTTCCAGCAGCCTTATCCAGCTCATCAAGCTCTGCAAGGATTTCCTCACGCCTGTTTGCAAGCTCTCTGGCCGGCCCTCCTGCCGGGACGAAAGACGGAAGCTTGATTGAGGCAAGCTCCTCCTGAAGCTCATTAAAGCGTTTAGCCTGAGCTGCGTTGAGTCCGGAAGTGTCTTTATTCGGCTTGGAGGACTCGTCTATCTCTTTCAGGCGCTTTTCTATCTGCGCTCTCTTGGCCTGTGCTTCTGCCTGCTGTTTTGCCGTTGCATTAAAACCGAGGTTGTTAAGCTCATTAAGCTGCGCTTCGAGAGCTGCCTGTTCGTTGCTTCTCGTATCGGTTTTTGCCGGAGTGGAGCCGACCTAACCAAACTTGCCGCTCTTGCTCGTGAAGCTGCTGTTATCGACGGTCTGATTTTTCGGCGTATATCCTGAAATGAAGTCATTTATTATCTTCAGGTTTTCCTCACGGCTTCCCTGCGTGGGCTGACTCTGCTGAGGCTGCTGCGCAGAAGCAGGCACAGCATTGTTAGCTGTGCCTTTCTGGTTTATGAAGTCATTTATTATTCTGAGGCTTTCTTCACGGCTCATCTGTGCCATATAACTCCACCTTTCTCTTAAAACCTTGCTATCAGGTTCGGCCTGTTAACAATTCCTCCAACGCTGCCGCTTATGTTTCCGTTAGTGCCAATCATGCTGGCAATCGTCGCAAGCTGGCTGTCGGAAAACTTAGTCCCGTTCGATATAGCGTTAGCCAAAATTGACTGTGCAGCATCACGGCTGCCGCCGTTCATTGCGTCCCTTATGGCTCCGAGTATTCCATTGCAGTTGGAAGAGCCTCCGCCCGTACCGGTACTATTAGCTGCGCCCGACTTTTCACCGCCAGTTCCACTGGTTCCGCCGCTGCCACTGCCACTGCCTCCGCTGCTCTTGCCTGTCAGCCTTGCATACTCGTCTGCGCTTATCTTGCCCATACTGTAAGCAAGCTGCGGGTTTGAGTATATCCAATACTGTGCCATGTTGTTTGCAACGTCGTCGCCGTAAAGTCTGGCGTAGCCTGAGAAATCTCCGTAGCTTGCAAGAGTCTTCGCCATAGCCGCATCACGGTTCTCCTGATTGCCGTACTCGTCCATAAGGGCTTTTGCACGGTCGTAGTCGTTCTCGGCTATCGCCTGAGCAACTGCTGACTTGTACTGCGTCTCAAGCGCAGCCATCTGCTGGTCGGCTCTTGCGAGAGCGTCAGCCTCTGCCGTGCGGAGATTGACGTAATCCCTCTGCCAAGTGCTGTTCTGGGCGAGCGCCGCCTGCGACGCCGTGCCGGTGTTGAGGCCGCTGCCAGCCGCCTGCTGGTTGAAGTTCCGGCGGTTGCGCTCATACTGTACCGCGAGGTCATTCGCCCTCTGCTGATACGTCGGCGCTATCTGGTTCTTGACCTCCTCCTGCGTCTGTCGGTTCTGGTTCTATGCGCTATCAAGCTGGCCGAGCGTAGCGGCCTTCTGAGCGTCGTACATTCCGTTTATAGCAGATGCACGGTCGGTATTGTACTTGTTGTAGATTTCCTCAAAGGTTGCCATGCCTTAACCTCCTATCAGCCGCGCCCAAGTCTGAGCGCCTATAATGCCATCCTGCTGCAAGCCGCAGGCGCGCTGGTACGCGATAACCGCGTTGCAGGTGTCCTGCCCTATCTCGCCGTCAGCGCCGCACCAGCCGCAGGAGAAGCCGCGCCCGATGAGGAGCAGCTGCGCCGAGCGGACGTACTCACCCTTGTCGCCGTAGCGTAGCAGCGGAAGGCCGGTGACATTCAGCGTCGAGGCGGTGGTCTGTGCGGTCTGTGCGGGATGTGCTGGAGTGGCAGCAGCCTCGTAGCTTATCCAGCGGGGCTTGCCCCACAGTCCCCAGCCGCGCCCCGCAAGCTTGGTCTTGACAACACCCCTCGCGTGTCCGGTTGCTTCTATGACGTCGCCGCCGCTGATGTATACGCCGACGTGGGACATGTCCCGCATAAACACACACACGCCCGGTATGTCAGGCATGGTGTCGATGCTGCCGTTTTCTGGGCAGACCATGAACAGCCCAGATACCGCCACGTCCTGCGCCGCCTTGTATATAGGCTCGCTGTCAGGTGTGTCGCACCAAAGGTAGCCCTTGATGAGGCCGACGCAATCGTGTACCTTCTGGCCAAACTGCGAGGCAAAGTCGTTGGCCGTGTAATAGCCGGGGTACTGCTGCCGCTTGGCTGCGAGCAGTCCGGCATTCGCCGTCTGCCCGAATGTACCCCACCAGTAGGGCTTCCCAAGCTGCGCCAGTGCGTACTCGACGAGTCCAGTGTTTGTCTTGCTCATCTTGTCCTCCTTATCAATACGGAACTATTCGGGTTCCGGTGTCCTTTTTAAGCTGTTCTTTTCCATGCATACACTGCCAAATAAGGCGGCATATTGTTATGAGCTTCTCCATCACCTTTATCAGCTGTTCTACACATCTCAGCGCCCCAAGATTTTGTAACTGGAGTCCCATTAGATTCCATAATAGCTGGAAAGCCTATTGCTGCTGTGTAATATGGCCCAGACGGGTTTCCGGCAAATATGGTATGATTAGCTCCTATTAGGAAAACACACTGTCAAAGGGGTATGTAGCGGGGGTTAGCCCGCTACTGCGGGTTTTGTGGTGTTGATTTCAATGTATTCTGCTATGCGTCTAAATTCATCCGCAAACTTAAATCTCACACTAATGTTTCCATTCTCATAAACCTTGATATGGTCGATCAGCTCAACGAGAAGTTCCCGGGAAAGCTGGTCGATATTTTGATGTTTTGTAAAGGCCACCAATGCGGGATGTTCACTCTTTACACCGTTTGCCAGTTCCGCCCGTTCAGCGTTCAGCCGGGCCAGCACATCCGTAAGAGCGATAATCTGTCGTTCATAATCGGCTTTCATATCCCGGTAGTCCTGCTGGGTAATTTCCCCGTCTTTCCAGTCTTGATAAAGGGACTGCTTGTAGCGGCTGATTTTTGCCAGTTCCCGCTCTTTCGCAGCAATCAGTTCTTCCAAGCGGATGGACTGGCTCTTTTTGACCGGGGCGGTGTTAATACGGGCAATCATTTCCGAGTATGAAACAGCCAGATGGATTTGCTGTTGTACTGCAAAGAGGACAGCGGCCTCCAGACGGTTATGCTTGATTGAGTGCATTGTGCAGGCTGTCCGGGAGCGGTTCTTGTAGGTGGAGCAGGCATAGTACACATTATTGTTGTTGCCTACGCTCCGGGTAATTGCCCGCCCGCAGTCAGCACATTTCAGAAAACCGCTGAACAGGTGGACTTCCCGGCCTTTTGGAGAAGTACGGGTATCCCGCTGTAAAAGGGCCTGTACCTTATCAAAGGTTTCATAATCAATGATTGCCTCATGCGTACCAGCTACTTCCACCCATTCTTCACGGGGAACGCTTTCAACCTCGTGTACCTTATAGCTTTTTACCCGACTGCGGCCCTGTGCCAAATCCCCGGTATAGGTGGGGTTCGTCAGAATGGAGTGGATCATGCGGGCTCCCCACATAGGATCGTCATATCCTCTTGTTGAAACGGGTATGCCCTTTTGCAGTTTATAAGCCGAGGGGCTGGGTACGCCGTGTTCATTCAGATACAAAGCGATGGCCCGTTTCGATGTCCCTTTTAGGAACAAAGAGAAAATAAGTTTGACGATTTCAGCGGCATCGGGATCGATGATCAACTGGTGTTTGTCCTTTGGGTGCTTCACATATCCATAAGGAGCAAATGCGCCGATGTACTGCCCGTTGCGCCGCTTATAGTCAAATACCTGGCGAATTTTCTTTGAGGTCTGGTAGCAGTATTGATCGTTCATCACATTTGTAATCGGGACGATAATACTGGAAACGCTGTCCGGGTTGAGATAGCTGTCCACATTTTCAGCAAGACTGATAAAACGGACACCCATTTGCACAAACAGGTTATCAATCAGACTTCCCGCATCACTGTAATTTCTTGCAAAACGGGAAAGGTCTTTTACTACCACGCAGTTGATTTTCCCGCTCATTACATCGGAAAGGAGCCGCTGGAAATTCTCCCGGTTGGCGTCCGTTCCTGTGTGTCCATCGTCTACATATTCGGAAACACTTTCAAATTCTCCGATATGCTTCTGGTAAAAGTCATTGAGCAGATCACGCTGGTTGATGACGCTGTTGCTGTCGTCCTTTCCCTTTTTCAAGTCCTCCTTGGAAAGCCGGATATATTCGCCCAGCCGCCAGCGGTGGACGGTATAAGAGGGAGAGAAACTCTGTTGCAATCCTCTGTTTTTTGTTCGTGCCATTGTTCCTCCTTCCCTATCACATTACATCTATATTATACCTCTGCCCGGGCGGGACAACAAGGATGCCTCCGCCTCGGGACACTTTGTCTCGAAGTAGAAAGGGGCCATAACCGAAGTTACAGCCCGCTTTTTTGCCGGAGCAGAAAGTCCGTCAGCGTGTCCTGCAAGGACGGCCCGCTTTCCGCAAATTCAATTTTTACACCGATCCCGCCGATGCAAAAGCAGTATGGATTTTCTACCGCCTGCAAAAACAGAGCGATCCGCTCCTCTCGGGGGAGAGAGGTGTCAAAGGCCATACCGCTCACATCCGGCAGGGACTCGGGAGCCACTGCGCCGATGTCAACGCTTTTCATTTGTTCCAGTTCCTTTGCCGTTAATCTCACGGTAAAACCTCCTTATCAAAAATAGGATACGCCTCCCGCATATCGTGGGGAAACGCAAGAGGGCAGCACCCAAACGATGCTGCCCTCTTGCCTCACTCCACCTTGGGACACAATGTCTCGAAGTCAGAAAAGGCTTTTTTGATAGTGGGCCTCGGCCTCCTCCAGAGAAACAAAGTCAAACAGCTCATGGAGCTCGGCCATCATACGGCGGATGTCATCACTGGAAAAGCCGCAGTTTTCCATCGCCATAATGACATAACCACGGCAGGCTCCGTTGCTCCACGGCTCGGCCATCATAGCGGACAGCGCAGGATCAAATGTCATGTTCTTTTCCTCCTCGTTCTCTTTTTCGATTTTGCTCCTTCAATGAAACAACCGGGAGCTCCTGCAATTCCTGTGGGAAACGCCCGCGATATAAGCGGTTATAATTTGCAACCAAAATCACATCGGCGTTGCCCTCTTTCAAAGTCTGGATCACAGATTGCAAGCCAGGACGATCCATTGTCCGGCCATGATACCCCACATCCAGATATATCCCCGCGATTTCTATGTTGTTTTTCTTCGCATAGTCCATGAGATATAGCTGTTGTCCCTTAATTGCATCAAGGGCAAAAGAAGTTTGAGGGCCATCTACTCGGCAATATAGCACCGCTTTCATATCGTCTGCCTCCTGCTTGAAATTTAAGGAACGCCGCTCCCATTTTCTTGTCCTGTCCAAAGACAACCATACTCAGAGCGGCGTTCCCTCGCAGATAAGAGGGCGGCCCGGAGGGACAGGCGGCCAGCCTGTCCTATGCCGGATCGTGGCCGTGGGGTGGCCCGGCCCAGTTGCGGCGTTGGTGTTGTTCGCTCGTTCTTCCAAAGAAAAAGTCACAGCGCACCCGCCGCCCGGCTCCCCGGACTATGCCCGGGGCCGCCGCTGCTTATCTGCGAAAAGAAGAATATCTCCTTTCATAAACCGAGACATTTTTTCATCATTTCCAAGTGGGGAAAATGAAAAAATCAAAAAGTTTTTTTCATGCGCTCAAGGCCACGCTTGATCGACTGGCGGACAGACTCCTCGTGTACGCCCTCGGCCTCGGCAATTTCCTTGATGCTCTTTCCGAGAATGATGTGGGCATCAATCCTGCGGCCCTGGATCTCCGGTAAAGAGTTGAGTGCGTTCCACAGACGGATGAACAGCTCCATGCGCTCCAGAAGCTCCTGGGGCGTTGGCTCATGCAGGCAGGCGGAATATTCGATCCCGTCATCGCAGTCCAGAGAATACTGCGCCTTATGCCGGGAGAGCCGCCGCTGGTAGGCCATTTCGTGCCGGGCATCGGACACAAATACTTCGGCTACCTCGTCAGAAACCTCGATAAACTGATCCTGTGTGTACCAATAATAAAAATCCTTCAGATTGATTGTAGTCATAAATAAACCTCCGTTTCGGTGTTGGGTGGATGAGTGACCGAAACGGGGCTTGGCGGGGAGCGGCACCCCGGGGAGCCGCCCCGCACCTCGGGACAATTTGTCTCGAAGTACAAAAAAGCGCCCGCACAGCAAGACACTATGCAGACGCATGAAATTACATTATCATAATTGTACTGATATATTGTACCTTCATAGCCAGACTGTCCCGGAGGGGGAGCTACGCTTTTTTTAGCTGGTGAAGGTCATGGGAATTGTGAGAAAGTAAGATGGACACGGCGACACCCTCCTATGGGCCGCCGTGGGGTTACTGAATATCCAAAGAGAAACGGCGGCTCTGAAAATTGAGCCGCCGTTTCAAATAGACGTATTGATAGGCTGCTATACGACGGCTTTTTTTCTTTTGCCGTCGTGCGGCAGTCTTTACTCTTGAATTACGCTACAAGTACCAGAACTGGAAAACGCTTATTTTTACT